GGGTTGACGGCGTTCACGTTCGAGGCCGGCCAGAAGTGCTTCGGCGGCGTGCACAAGGTGCCACTCGAGCGGCCCGAGTTCTACGTGGTGCGCGACGGCGACTGGCGCCACCTGGGCCGGCCGCAGATGCATAGTGGGCCGGATGCCTGGGTCAATGACTTCGCGGAGACGTTGGACGGGATTGCCCGCGTGGTGAACGGTTGACAACGAAGATCTGCACGGTCGGCGAATGTGAACGTACGGCATGGGCGCGCGGTTGGTGCACGCTGCACCTGCAGCGATGGAAGGCGACCGGGGATCCGGAAGGACTCAAGGGCCGGCCACCAGGCAAGGGCCGCAAGCCGGGCTTTCAACACTCAGAGCAGACCAAGGACCGGATGCGCGCATCGACGGTTCGCCATGGCATGTCTCACACCCCAACGCATATCAGCTGGGCGAGCAACGGCGGCCGCGGCATCACAATCTGTGCTCGGTGGCTGGTGTTCGACAACTTCCTTACCGACATGGGCGTGCGACCGGCCAACCGGACCTTGGACCGCGTCGACAACGACGGCAACTATGAGCCAGGTAACTGTCGCTGGGCTACGCGGAGCCAGCAAGTCAGGAATCGACGAACCCGCGAGCAAATGCGTACCAGCCAAGCGCCGTTGCAAAACGCGCTCGAATAAGGAGGACAGTAGCTATTGCGAAGCAAGCCGGCACCGGCTGGACCACTTTGTCAGTGGATGACGCAGTGGGAACCCTCACAGATGTGAAAAATGATGTCCCCAACCTGTCCTTCAGTACGCCGAGGGGCGTTCAGGACGTGACGGGTGTCGACAAGAGCGCCATGGAGCGGCTGCTGCTGCTGGCCGACATGTCGCTGACGCTGAACCTGATCTTCAACGCGACCGGGGCGCACCTCGTGTTCCGGACCGTGCCGTCGACGAGCGTGGCGCGCGAGTTCACACTGACCGTGGGTGGTGTGACGTTGGGGACGACGGGGACGCCGACGTTGCTGTTCACCGACTATGCGCTGACCCGTGCGGCGGGCGGCGAACTGACGGCAACCGCGCCCGGCGTTTTGGCAAATGGCGTCGTCCCAACCTGGTCTTAGAGATGGCGGTCGATGTCTGATGGGCTTCACCCCGAACCGCAAACTGTTCCGACTCGTCTTCGAGGGTGACCTCGACGGCCTCGAAGTAACCTGCCGGTCATCCTCGGTGGTGGTGTACAAGCGAATCGCCTCCTACGCCGCCCGGGTCTACTCGTCGCCGCCGTCTGACGAGGATTTGGCCGCGCTCGCCGACCTGTACGCATCGTTCGCCGCGGTGCTGGTGGAGTGGAACCTTGAGGAGCCGGCGGGTGTTCCGGTACCGGCCACGTTGGACGGTGTGGAGACGCAGGAGCCGGCGTTGGTGAACGCTGTTGTGACGGCGTGGCTGGATGCGGTGGCCGAGGCTTTGGGCGGTAGGCCATCTGGGCAACTGGTGGCCGAGTTGGAGGCGTCGCTGCCGATGGAGCCGCTACCCGTCTGACCCAAGTCGTCCGTCGCTGCGGCCCCGTTCGGCGGGGTGCACGCACAGCCCCGTCAGAGCCGGGCCGGCGGCGTTCATCTGTGTTGAGTGTGGCGGGGGCGGTGGATGACCAGCCCGAACACTGTCACGATCCTTGTCAAGGCCACTGATCAGTCGGCGCCCGGGTTCGCGTCCGCGGCGGCCGGTGCGGGAAAGCTCGCGAAGGCTGTTGACGGCGGCGCCGGGTCGGCTGGTGCGTCGCTGGAGTCGGCGGAGAAGAAGGCCCGCGGCCTAGGTTCGGTGTTGGGCAATGTGGGCACGATCGCCGGCGGCATTCTGGCCGCTGATGTGATCAGCCAGGGCGCGCAGCGGGTCATGGCCCTGTCGAAGCAGACCATCACCGCCGCGTCGTCGCTGGGTGAGTCGTTGAATGCGGTCGACAAGACGTTCGGCGCGAGCGCGAAGAACATTCACGCCTGGGCTGAGAACAATGCGGCCAGCTTCGGCCTGTCGCAGCGTGCCTTTAATGAGTCGGCGACCCCGTTGGGTGCGATGCTCAAAAACCAGGGCCTGTCGATGGCCGAGGTTGAGAAGCAGACCATCAAGCTGACGAAGCGGGCCGCCGACATGGGGTCGGTGTTCAACGTCGACGTCAGCCAGGCGTTGATTGCCATTCAGGCTGGTCTGCGCGGCGAGTCCGACCCGTTGGAGCGGTTCGGCGTTGGTCTGTCGGCGGCGGCGGTTGAGGCGAAGGCTCTGGCCGACACGGGCAAAGAGTCGGCGATGGCGTTGACGCAGCAGGAGAAGGCGTTGGCCCGCCTGAACTTGATCTACGAGCAGACGGCGACGACGGAGGGCGACTTCCAGGAGACCGTGGATGGTCTTGCGAATGCTCAGCGCAAGGCGACGGCCGAGTTTGAGAACGCGCAGGCCAAGATCGGTGCGATATTCCTGCCCGTGGCGGCGAAGGCTGCGCAGGTTTCGGGCCAGTTCGCTGAGACGGTCGGTGACATTCCCGGCCCGGTGGCGGCCGTCGGCGCGGCCGTTCTGATTGCGGGCGCCGGCATGCTCGTGTTCGCGCCGCGGGTGATCGCGACGAAGGAAGCTCTCGACCAGATGGCCGAGAGCCAGTCGGCCGTTACTCGCACGGCTGGACGGCTGGCTGTCTGGGTGGGCAAGGTCGGCGCGGCGCTGGCTGTGCTGCAGATCGGTGGCGCTCTCGTCGGGTCCATGCTCGACAACGACCTGAACCCGCAGATCGAGGCCGCGGTCAAGGGTCTGTCGGAGTGGGATCGGGCGTCGAAGCTGAGCGGTGAGGCGGCCCGGCTGTTCGGCGATGACGCCGAGGGTCTCGGCGACGCTATGCAGCAGTTGGCGGTGTCGGGGTTCTTCGAGGGCATCAACTCGGTCGACAACTGGGCCGCGCACATCATGGGCATGACGGGCCCGGTTGATGAGGCGACGGACAAGGTTGGCGCGTTTGATACGGCGCTGGCTCAGATGGTCCGTAACGGTCAGGGCGACCAGGCACTGCTGCTGCTTGCGGTGGCCGCCGAAAAGGCCGGCATCTCCATCGACGATGTCCGCAAAATCCTGCCCCAGTATTCGGGAGCCGTTGAGGTTGCGGCGAAGTCGACCGGCGGCATGGCGAAGGTGGCCGAGGAGGCTGCCAAGTCGCTGGACGAACTGGAGAAGCAGTTCGACGAAACGTTCCAGAAGGCGTTCGGTTTCGAGGAGTCGCAGGACGCCGCCGCCGATGCGGTGGCCCGGCTGAACAAGCAGATCGAGCAGCAGATCGAGGACGAGGTCGAGGGCGCCGGGACCCTGGACCGCAACACGCAGGCCGGCCGGGACAACGCCGAAGCGGTCCGGGATCTGGTCCGCAGGTATGAAGATCTGATGGTGCAGGCCCAGAAGACGGGCCAGTCCACCGACGGCATGCGCGAGGATCTGGTCAACCAGATCGAGGCGATGGGCATATCCCGCGCCGAGGCCGAGCGGTACGTCAGGATCCTCGTTGATGTGAAGAATGCGCTGGACGCGATTCCGAAGCACACCACTATCCAGATTGACGCCGTCCTGTCTGGCAACGTTCCCCGCGGGTACGTCAACGACGCTTACGCGTCGGGCGGCATTGTGTCGGCGGCGGCCACGGGCGGACCGCGCTCCAACCGGGTGCTGGTCGGCGAGCACGGTCCGGAGATCGCCGACCTGCCGCCGGGCACGATGGTGCATTCCAACCCCGACTCGATGGCCATGATGGGCGGCGGCGGGGGCCGTCTGGAGGTTGTGATCAGTCTCGATCCGTCGATCGGCGGCCGTGACCGGGATCTGGTCGAGTCGCTGTGCAAGATGCTGCGCTACAAGGTCCGCATCGACGGGTCTGAGGTCATCGGCATCCCGTCCACGTAGTCGAGCCGTTTCGTTTCGTCGCCGTCCCTATGTGGGCGGCGTTTTCGCATACCCAGTGAGGGAGTCCGATGGCCTACATCAGCTGGAACGGCCCGGCGCCGACCACGGCCGCGCAGGTGAGCGTGGCCGTAGCGAACGGCGTGAAAACCATGGGCCAGTGGTCCACGCCAGCGACACGTCAGATGCGGCTGCTCGGCTGGGGCTACTCGATCGACGTCGCGCCGGCTGCGGCCGGGACTGTCGAGCTGCTGCAGACCGACGTCGCGGCCACGGTGACCGCGCACGCCGCCGCGGGTTTGATCAACCTTGACCCGAACGGGACCGCGTCGCTGCTGACACTGGGCGTGTCGAACACGGGCTACACGGCGTCGGCCGAGGGCACAACTACGGCGTCGCGGGTGTTCGCGGCACGGAAGATCCCGATCGCGGCCGGGTCGACGGACCTGACATACGACTACGAGTGGATGCCCGACG